AACTTTGATAGATTTGAATTAGAAAATGTAATCACATGGTGGAAAAAGTATGCAACCAAAAGATATGATAAGATGATTGCAGAAGGTAGAGTCCGAAAAGAACTAGAGATTTGGAACGAAGAGAACATGAACAAAATTGATATTATAAGATAAAGGAGTAAGTATGAGTCTTGAACAATTTATAAATGACGATGTAAATGTTGATTTATCAAAGATAAACAAGTCAACATATCAGATATTAGTCGCACCTAATATCACTTCTGCATCGAAACTAGATAAAGATAGTTTTGTTTTAGTTTTAGAAAATGTAATTAAGTCTCTTAATAAAATAAGAGATGATTTATTTTTTCACATACCTATAACTAAAATTACAAAAAGACTAGACTTCCCAAATACAAAACAACATGTAATTAAATTACCAAGTTTTCCAAACACTATGAGAGCACACTATGATGTATTTACATGGAATAATTTTTTAGATACTAGAAAAATAGAAATGGATATGATATGGACACACCTTCCAGAACAAGCATCTAATTTAAAAAATCATCAATGGCATTACTTTGGTACGGACATTCCAATAATAGGATACTCTCACTGGATTGAGTCAAAAGAATTCAACCCAACTTTAAAAACTTCTTTTTATCACAACAACATATCAGGAATGTTGCAAATGGAAAAATGTGGTTTAAATACACAAACACAAATTGATGCAATACTTGAAGAAGCAAAAGAACATTACACTGATAAAGTAATTGACCAACTAAAAAATATTATGATACCTTTATATCTTGGTATCGAAACAGATAGAATATCTAAAAATGTTGTTGAAGATACAGAAAAGATAATTGCATTTAATCATAGACCTAATGACTATCGTGGTTGGAAACCTTTTGTTAATCTAATAAAAAATTTAAGAAATCAAAGACAAGATTTTAAAGTCTTTTGTTCCATGATGACAACAAACGCACACAATATTTTAAAATCACACATTGGAGAAGACTACAGAGATTTCTTTGATTTTGATGGCCCTGAGAGTAGGGACGAATACATGAAAAAATTATCTAGATGTAGAGTAGGTTTTCATGCGGGTAGTCGTTGGGCGATGTCTAGTCAGGACGGTTTGTGTAATGGTGTTCCATACGTTTTTGAAATGGGTAAAGAAACGGAAGAACTATTTGGAAATAAAATGAAAACTGGTTTTACATCTTTTGATGATGCAGAAACTTTAATACATAAAATGTTAGATGATAATGAATGGAGAAACGAACAATCAAAGATTGCACTTGAACATTGTTCTAATGTTCATACTTGGGAAAACAGAATAAAACCATTTAATAATATGATAACAGAACAAATAGATAAATTGAAATCTGAAATCACAAGTTCTGGAACTAGAAGAGATGATATAGTTAACTTTATAAAGAATAGAAAAAGAACCACAACAGAAGAATTAAGAAGTTGGTTGAATTGGGGAAAACAATTAGGATTTCGCAGATATAGAAATTACTTAAGAAGTGTTGAAGGAATACACACTACCGTAATTGATAAAAAGGAATATTATATTTGGAATAAATGATTATTTGGATATCGGGTTTATATTGTACGGGTAAATCAACCATAGTAAAAAATATTGTTGAAAGTCAAAATAAAAATTTTGGAGACATAACAATCAAAGAAGGAACTTTAGTTGAACCCACAAAAAACTTTGAGTGTATTCAATTTAAAGACTTTATGGTCATAGGTGCAAGATACTACTCAAATGCAACTAATCCAGGCACTGATTTAATTTTTGCTGGTAATGATAGGTTCAAAGAGTTTATAATACAAGAATATGACAATCATAAAAATCTTTTAATAGAAGGAAGTAAATTCTTTAGAAAAGATATACTCGATTGGTTAATAAGTAAATATAAATTAAAAATTTTTCACTTAGAAACTGATATAAGTATTATGGAAGAAAGGTCAAAAAATAGAAATAATTATGCAAAAAAAGTTGGTAAGACTGGTAGTACTGATAAAATAACTAATTATGCAATAAAAGTATATGATGAAATTTTAAATGACAGTATTCTTAAAAAATATATTACGATATGTAAAAATGAAACTATGGAAGATAGTAAAAGTATTACAAAAAATATTTTAAAAATTTTACTTGACAAAACTTGTTGACATCTATATAATACATGCAAAATAATAGTTGAGAGAATACTATGAAAATCGCTATACTTAATGATACCCATTGTGGTATTCGTAATTCTTCTGATATTTTTATGGAGTATCAAGAGAAATTTTATCGTGATGTATTTTTCCCGTATCTAAATGACAACGGAATAAAAAGAGTTTTACATTTAGGAGATTACTACGACAATCGTAAGACGGTAAACTTTAAATGTTTAAATCATAATCGTAAAATATTTTTAGAAAAACTTAGAGAGTATGGTATCACTATGGATATCATATTAGGTAATCACGATACTTATTTTAAAAACACGAATGAGTTAAACTCATTGAAAGAACTACAAGGACACTACATGAATGAAGTGAACATTGTAGATAAACCAACCGTAATGAATTATGACGGTTTGAATATTGGACTATTGCCTTGGATTGCAGAAGACAATGAAGAAGAGTCCTTAGAATTTATTAATAATTGTAATGCGTCAATACTAGGAGCTCACTTAGAACTTCAAGGATTTGATATGTCCAAAGGTATGCCTTGTATGGACGGTATGAGTAGACAACCGTTTGAAAAGTTTGAAATGGTTTTGACGGGACACTTCCACGCAAAATCTACTCAAGGTAATATTCACTATCTTGGTGCTCAAATGGAATTCTTTTGGAATGATTGTGACGACCCTAAGTATTTTCATATTCTTGATACGAAAACAAGAGAACTTACACCGATACAAAATCCATATAGAATTTATGAGAAGATATATTATGACCACGAAAAGATAAATGACTTTCAAGACCTAAGACATCTTGACGAAAAGTTTGTAAAAATTATTGTGGTCAATAAAGGAGACCCTTATAAGTTTGAAAGATTTGTTGATAGAGTACAATCACAAAAAATTCATGAACTAAAAATTGCAGAAGATTTTTCTGAGTTCATTGGGACAAATGTTTCGGACGAAGAAATAAATCTTGACAACACCGAAACAATCGTGTATAATTACATCGACTCCGTTGTCACAGATTTAGACAAGGAAAGAATTAAGAAAGAGATTTCTACTCTTATGGTAGAAGCAGAGAATATAGAAATTGAGTAAAGGTAGTAAACAAAGACCTACCGATAGGGACAAGTATGAAAAAAACTACGAAAGAATTTTCGGGAAAAAATCGAAACCTAATAAAAGAAATGAAAGTAAGGACGATAAATAATATTCCCTTTCATGAACCGATACCCGAAGAGATAAAGAAAGAATATAATTTATGATACAATTTGAAACACTTAAGTACAAGAATTTTCTTAGTACGGGTAATGTCTTTACCGAAGTAAACTTTCAAGAAACACCGACTACATTAGTTGTAGGTGCAAACGGTAGTGGTAAGTCCACAATGTTAGATGCATTGTCTTTTGCATTGTTTGGTAAACCACACCGTAAGATATCAAAGAACCAACTGATAAACTCTATCAATGGAAAAGGAACTGTAGTAGAAGTAGAGTTCAGTGTTGGTAATAAAAGATTTAAGATAGTTCGTAGTATTAAACCAAACGCATTTGAAGTTTGGTTGGACGGGAACATGTTAAATAAAAATTCTCACGTAAAAGACTACCAAGCCTTACTCGAGAAAAATATCTTAAAATTGAACCATAAGTCTTTTCATCAGATTGTGGTTCTAGGGTCTTCGAGTTTCATACCCTTCATGCAACTTACCTCTCAACAACGAAGGGGTGTAATCGAAGACCTACTTGATATTAACATGTTCTCTCTTATGAATATGATACTAAAAGAAAAGGTAAGTAAACTTAAAGACGAGATTACACAGAATGGTAATG